GTCGATACCTAAACGCTTTAACTTCGTACGGAGTAATGCACCAATACCTAGCTGACCATAAATATTCAGCGTAGGTTCAATGCATATTCCGCGATCCGTTTTGGCGTTCTTCGGAACGGTAGTAAACTTATTACCCTTTACAACGACGGGATTCCTTTTAGAATCCCACCATCTATCGCCCACTATGGAGCGGTAGAAGGGAATAAGCTCAGCTGTGAGATGAATTTCTTCATCATATTTGTCTGACAGTACACTACCTCTGCCCTTCACACCAGTTGTTGCCCCTGGGCCAAACCTAAAATGATCCTCTACAAAAGTAAGATCATCAGAAGTTAATGGACCCAGTGTTTCAGCGATAACTCTACGCGCCCGTTGTATTACCCTAGAAAGGGTGACGGGCCGTTTACAGAGCTTCTCGTTGATGGCTTTGCAACTGGATTCTGATTCAAAAAATGAATCGATCGCTTTCTGCTTGCGGTCCACCTTTAAAGGCAAGTTAACTGACTTTGAAAGCAACTCTGTCACCATATAATCGTCCCGAAATGAAGTGGGATTGTTATAATGGAGCGGGTCACAATCTAGATCAATTAACTGCTGGTACTCTCCGTATTTCAAAAGGAGAGACACAGCTAAAGCCCGAGGTGTATCCACGATTTCGCATAAAGCGTGTGAAGTTGTCACTTCTAGGTTAAGCTTAGAAGTGTTGTCTATTGTTAAGCAATGAGACATAGCAATTTCCTTAAGTGAAAAGTTAAGACCGAGTTATCGGTCCTTACGACGGATTATGTCTAAAATGATCATAATCACACGTACTACCCAACCAGGAACCATGTTAATACAACGGATCCAGGTCAGACACTACGCCATTGATAACGGCATTCGCCATTGCGTTTTTAACATACGCAGCGAAGTCGTCACGATTGGCTTGTGTCATTTCTTCGGGTAGAACAAATTCACAAATTGCACGGGCAGTATAGGCCACCTTTACAACCCCGTCTACGGTATGCTCAACTGGCATATTGAAACGGAGGTTTACACGGTTGGTCTTACGAGAACCGTTAGCAGGTGACAACCCAATAATGAGTTGCATCTGGCCAGCGGAGGTATCAGCATCACGGTTAACCAGCAAGGAATTCGCTGGAGTAACTGAGACCGGTTCAAAATCATGAGAAACCGGAGTTGCTTGACCGTCATATAACGCTATTGTTGTTGCTGAAGGCATAGTTTTCTATCCTTAAAGTGGTTAAGTAAAACCATAAGTAACAAGATGTTACTCATAGCGTTAGTTCTCATTAACCAAGATGGTTAACGAGTTGCTGCTAACTGCAGCGTTGATTAAGTACCGTCAATAGGGAAACAGCATGTCTAATCGCTGCCCAGCTTGTGCTGGGATCCCATTTAGGTACCCGTGGTAGAGGAATAGCACTTATGATCTTTCTTTCATAAGAGTTATAATGATAAGTATTAGGGACGTCTTCGACCCAAATACCATCACGAACAGCATTTCCAATATGGAGATGATGATATTCCTCTTTGCGAGTGACCGTGCCGGTTACGGCACTAACGCCTTTAAGGGCATCGAGAGCACTAAGATAGTCTCCGATAGGTATTAACCAATCCACCACAAAGCTAAATGGGAGAACTTCCCATGCTAACTCAAGTGGATTCCCCATAATAAAGTTTTGATCCTTGTTGGGATCTAACGTTATGTAGGCTATAGCTCGTTCACTGCAATTAATACGTCCAATAAAATCTCCATCAGGCGCCGATAAATTAATAGCGTCATCCTGCCAGGCCGTAGAAACAATCCTACGGTGTATAGGGCGTTCTAACCTTTGGACAAAAACGTCCATCGAGTCATACACGTCCGAGATTAATGGCGCAACGCCATAGGAATAGATAAGCTCCGAAGCAGCAACGTCACAAGGACGAAGCTTACGACGAGACTTTCTCTTTCCCTTAAAGGACTTCCAAGCATTATACACCCCTACACCGGCGTCACGGAACATATTTGACGTTTGGCGATATTCTGCCAACGCCGTTCCGAGATTTACGGAGTAGTCTTTGATTTTTAGACGCATTTGTGTCTGCCAATCAAGGTCAGTGGCGAAAGCCACCTTCATGCCCTCACTACCTGCAACAGTCCAACTCAAATCTGAGTATGGCTGTTTAGGGTAACAGGTCGTTCCGTAAGTAGTACGGTGTATACGGCCCCAATTTAATTGGGCCGTCCATACC